TCATACAAGTGCTATCAAAGATTTGGCCCCGACCAAGTGTTCTTCCGCGTAACAGGCGTTTCTGATCCACAGAAGTTCAGCAAGGGCGATCCTAATGAGAACTTTGACATCATCATTAACTACGACGTTCTGCACAACGACCCTGACAACGTGGAAACACAGCTTGGTCAGTTTGTTCAATTGATGCAGCTTGATAGAAATGGTCGTATTGACGTTGATGCACTGCTTGAAATTAGCGGTTCAGCCATCAATCCTATCATTGCGGACGCTATCCTGCGCCCCCGCGAGCAAGCTCAGGAGCAAGTGGTCAAACAGGTCACAGATGACTTGTCTAAGATTTACGCCGGTATTGAGGTGGGCGCACGTCCTAACGGGGCTCAAGTTGCTATGCAAGTCTTGCAGCAATATCAACAGCAACCTGACGTTATGCAGCGTTTACAACAGGATAGGGCGTTTGCAGCCCGCTTCCAGAAGTATGCCCAGCAATATCAGTTCCAGATGCAACAAGCCCAGAACGCACAGATTGGGCGTATTGGCACAGCTCCCGCCGAAATGGGCGGAATGCCAACACAGAATATGCAGCAAGCTCCTTCAGGTATGGCCCCCGGCCCGCAAACACAGTAATTCATGGACATCAAAAAACTAGAACATCTTTCGCATAACGAAACATTTGTTGATTTTCTTGAAGAAATTCACAGCACCCGTGAGTCGCTTATCCAGCAACTCCACGACGTAAGTGCCGATAGGATTCAGCAAATTAGCGGACGTATTCTCCAATGCGACGAAATCCTCGTAGCTGGTGGCTTCAACACCATCCAGCTACGGCGGATGGGAAGATAGTGGAGCCCCCGATAGGGATCGAACCTACGACAGCCAGTTTACAAAACTGGTGCTCTACCACTGAGCTACAAGGGCGTTAATGTTTATCTATGCCTAGATTAAAAATAGCAAACAAAAACCTTGCTATGATGCTGGCACGCAATCGCTGTGGCGTAAAGTCAGCGGAAAACAATAATATGTCTAATGTCGCACCGTCCGCCGCTGGGGACGATAAATCAACAGTGAATAATGATAAGTCCAACATCACGATGAACGAATATGCTGTTCGTCGTTTAGGTGAGCTTAAAAGCAAGCCTCAAGCTACTGTAACCCAGAAGCAAGAGATTGTCGAAGAGCCCACAAATAAGGCCGAGCCAGAGGAGCAGGTAGATACTGAAACGCCAGACGCACAGGAAGGTGGCGAACCTCAGGAATCTACAAACACCAAAGGCAAGGATGTTCTTTCACAACTTGACCTAACGGAATTGTCAGATGATGACATTGCCGAGCTTGCTCAAAAGGGTAAATCTGGTCTGCTTAAACGCATTGCGGAACTTACAGCCAAACGAAAAATGGCTGAAGAACGTATGGCGCAAATGGAAACCTATTTCCAGCAGCAGAGCAATAAGAACGCTCTTGAGCCAAAGGTAGAGAACAATCCCTACGAACACATCAAAACTGCCGACGAACTCAGTAAACAATCTGAGCAAGTAAACGAGGTTATTGAGTGGGCGGAGGATGTTCTCGATAAAGCTGAGACTATTGGATACGAGGACGTTGCCGCCACAGTGGATGGCAAGGAACTCACCAAAGCTGAGGTAAAAGATCATTTGCGTCGTGCCAGAAAAGCACGGGACAAATATCTTCCCGCCCAGCAAAAAGAGTTGAATGCTAAGGAACAGCGCAAGTCGCTACGTTCCGCCTTTCAGAACCAAGCTACAAGAGAGTTGAATTGGTTGTCTGCCCAAGAAGACAGCGATATTCGTCGCCAATACCAAGCAATGATGTCTGACCCACGCCTCAAAAACATTGAGGATGTGATGCCGGAAATTGCTCCGCAACTCCCATACCTGTTGGCGCACGCTGCTAACTCGTTGTATGGCCGCAAACTTATCAGTCTTGATAAGCCAAGTCTCAAGGTCAATCCGTCCGGTAGTCCCGATCTGTATGCCGCTTCTAGTGAGCGGCCAGCAGTGAAGGGCGAAAAAGCAGTGAAAGACGCTAGAACGCGCCTTATGGACTCAGGAAGCATAGGCGACTATATTGCCTTCCGCACCCTTCAGAAATCTAAACGCAAGTAAACTTTTAATAATATGGCCTTTTCTAATACATTCGATACAACTAACACGGGCTCCGCTGTTTCTAACCGCGAAGACCTCACAGACGTTCTGACGATCCTTGCCCCTGAGGAGACGCCAGTTCTTTCGTCCGCCGCCAAATCCAAAGCTACCGCCACCTACGTTGAGTGGACTGTCGATAGCCTTGCTACACCCACCACAACGGGTGTTGCGGAAGGTGCAGACGTTACCTCATTCACGGACAAATTCTCCAACCGCGCTCGTCTCGGCAACTATATCCAAAAGTTCCGCCGCGATTACATGGTGAGCGATTTGCAGAACGCTGTTGACAGCGTTGGTCCAGCAAAGATTGCCCAAGCTGAAGCGAAATCGGTCCGCGAAATCAAACGCGATATCGAGGCCACTCTCTGCTCTAACAACGACCGTTCGATTGAGGACGGCGCGGGCACGCCATACGGCCTTCGTGGTCTTGGCGACTGGATTGATAGCGCTGGTCCAGCAGACGTTCCAGCAACCTATCGCACCCCAACAGGTTCGATTCATGCCAGTGGAACATTTACAGAAACAGTGTTCAACAATCTCATCACCAGCATCTTCCGTGTTACTGGCATGAGCAATGGTTTGACGCTCGTTGCCGACACCGCGCTCCGCCGCGTCATCAGTGACTTTGCTCGCACATCCGGTAGCACTGACTACTCGGTTCGTAAGGTGTCGTATGACGGTGGCGAAGCCTCGATTAAACTGTCGGTTGAACTCTATGAGTCCGACCACGGCATCGTGTCTGTCGTTAACATGAATCCTGATTGCGCTCCTGATACGACGAACAAGGACACCGGCTACTTGGTTAACCCTGAGTATTACGGCATTGCAGAACTCATCCCAACTGGCTCAACTCGTCTCCCCAACCTTGGTGGTGGCGAACGCGGCTACGTTGATTGCGCTCTTACCCTCATCGTGAAACATCCCGGTGCTCACGGCAAAATCACCACCCTCGTCTAATCTTAAATAAGGAATCACTACTATGCCTAAACTTACAGTAAACGAATCCGCTTTCGGCATGACCGACGAGCTTGTTATTGACTTCACAGCCTTCTCGGTTGCCAATGCTGGCACCCTATCTGATGGCACAACCAAGACATTTACATACGCCATTCCAGCCGGAACTATGGTTACGGATGTCTCGGCCTACCTCAGCACTGCGTTCGATGACAGCGGCGGCGGCGATGAGCTGAACGTCATTGTTGGCGACGGCTCGGACGATGATGGCTTTTTGACAACTGCGGCCCTGCACGTTGACCAGACTGAAATCACCTACGTTGCTGATACAGGTGCTTACATTGACAATGAGAACGGCAAGGTTTACACCGTAGCCGACACCATCGACTTGAAGTTCATCCCTGACGTTTCTACCGGAACGCCATACTCGTTGAACGAACTTACTGCTGGTCAGATTAAGTTCAAGTTCCGTTTGGTTAGTCTCTCCTAAGCCAACTCTGAGTTGTGTTAAACTTGGCCACCTCTTAAATGGGGTGGCCAATTTCGTTTTGCATGAACATCATCAATACATTAAAAACCTACTCCAAAGAAGAAATTGATAACGAACTCATCTCTATCGTTAAAGATAGTCTTGAGGAAGAAAAGGAAACGGAGTTTCAACGCACCAACGTAGCTCGCGCACAAGCCTCTATGATGAAAAACCATAAGAGCGTTCCCGGTTTAGGGAAGTGTGTAGCTGTTATGCCGGGGCGTGAGTATTTTCGGTTGGTAAAGAAATACGGCTACGAGACCGTCCATAGCAAAGAATTTATGCGGTTCTTCAACAGAAAGATGCCTGAACTTTCTCCCAATAAAGTGTAATGCAAAACAAATCATACTCCAATCTCATTGCTCTGGTTCAAGCCCTATCGGGTGTTGATGCGTTCACTACGCTTGAACAGTCCAAGATGTTGGCAATGGCCAATCGTCGTCTTTACGAAGCCTACGACTTTAGCCCCACTTGGCCCCGTTACATCGTGGGTGCTCAGGTTAGGCCAGCCATAGATAATGTCATTGCCCGCGAGTATGACAATGTTGCAGGGATTCGCACCTCTTCCTCGGCTTCTCGTAATGCAACAACGGTAACGATTGTTTGCACGGCAGCGGTGACGTTTGCCGCTGGAATGAGTGTAGCCATCACTGGTCTTAGTGGCACTGTTACACCCAACGGAACATTCACCGTTACAGGGATTGATACAACCACTATTGAGAACGATACATTCACTTACGATCTTACCTCTGGAACAGGGGTTGAGACTTACACCGGCACGGCTACGGTGGCTCCTGTTGCCATTGACGACATTTCAGACTTCAACCGTATCTGGAACGCCAATCCGTTTAGCACCAATGGATTTCACGAATATGACTTTTTTGTTGATAGTAGTGGCGCAACGGTCATTAACAATGCAACGGGAAACTCAGGCTTCTGGGTTGGCTACAAGAAACAATCCCCCAGCCCATACACCACTGCTTCCACTAACATTCCACTAGAGTTCTTCCATTACGCCGCCCATGCTACCTATGCCGACTTCCTTCGTATGGACGGTCAGGTTGACAAAGCTATTGCCGAAGAACAAATTGCCATGACCTATCTTATGCTAGAGTTGAGCAAGGCTCAGAATCAGCGTAATAACAACTCTTTGTTTCGCCGAATTTCTACCTACGTTTCAACACAATCACGCTAATGAATAACTCCCTTGTTGTTAATCTCTATCCCTCCCCAACTGGGGAAGCGGA